GCAAGTTTGCAGAACGAATTAGTATCAGACCAGCCCAGCATGGAGCTAGAAGAGGAACCGCAAGAGCAGGCAGCCCAGCCAAATGACATGACAGAAGAGCTGGAAGGTAAAAAATGAATAAAAGAATAATCATCACAGGTATAATCTGCATAACTTTATTAGAGATAATCGCATTATGTAAAGGAATAGATGGAGCATTATTAACAATGGTGGTGGCTGTGCTTGCAGCTGCAATCGGAGTTACAATTCCAACACCAAAGGTGATGCAATAATGGCATGGTACCCAAGAGGCGGCTCTAGCGACAAGCCAAGCAAGCCACACCACAAAAGAACGCCAGGAGGAGTTGGCAAAGGGCCCACCGCAGGAGCCGGGGGCGGCGGAGGGGGAGGAAGCTATGATCCAGATACCGGCATATACACAAACCCCCAGGGACAGGGATTTTCCATGGCGGCGCCGCCAGAGGGAGCAATTATCCTGCGCTCACCAGGCGACAGAACAAGAACCCCCTCATTGTCAGAAGCCCAAGAATATATAGGCCCGCAACCGTTCTCCATACCAAGCCAGCCAAAACCCACATTAGGAGAAAAAATAAAGAAGAGGCTGCTATTAGATGTGGCGGCAATGGGGCTTATTGCGCCGCCAGAGGGCACACAACTCACAGGACTAACAGCAATCATACCAGGAAAAGCAGCAGCATGGAGCATAGGGGGCTCTACCGGGGCAGTTGGGACAATAGTCAAAAACACAAAAACAGCAAAATTAAGTGTAAGGATTTTAAAGAAAGTTTTCAGCAAAAAAGCATTATTATGGTATGGGGCCTGGGCAAGCAGCGTAACCATTGGCCTATGGGGAGCAGCAGAAGCACCCGAATCGGTAGCGTTTCCAGAAAATAAATATCTTATTGCAGATGCCAGGAGAACAGGAAACTGGAGCCTGGTAGATGACGCAGAGGTTGCAAAGGCAGATGTTCTCGACTGGAAAAAATGGGAACAGATAGCAATGTGGAGCCCCATAAGTGCATTTGTGGGCATATACAAAAAAATCAAAGGCGCAAGATCTGGCGCTGTTGTAATGTCCAAAATTGTAACAGATTCAAAAAAACAACAGGAAACAGGACAATCAGAGGAAGAGTTCTGGAAGGAAAAAAGACAGGAACAGGAAGAATCAGAAAAAGCAGTCATAGATTATTACAACGAAGAGCGAAAAAGGATGCTCGAATGGGAGCAGGAAGCATGGGCTGCAGCAAAAAAAGCAGAGAGAAAAGAGGAGAAGAAAGCAAGGAATGCAGATGCTGCCTTCTGGGCAGATGAAAGAGCAAGACAAAGAGAGCTGGAAGCCGAAGAGAGGCGAGCCATTGCAGAGTTCTGGATAGCATACAGAAAAAAGATGCTGGAGCTTTATGAAGAAAGCAGACCAAGCAACCTGAATTTCGGATTATTATAAAGGAGATGATAAACATGCCAGAAGATAATGATACAGGAAATGGAGAGCCGGGAGATAATTCTAAACCAACCCCCTCAACGAAAATAGACCAAACTCCCGAATCTCCTCCTAAAACACCAAAGAAACCGGCTGATGTGCCAGAAACCCTGGATTTAAATGAGAAAAACACAGCCGAAGACCTGATTAGCAAAGCAAATGTAGCAGCCAAAAGACAGGAGGAAGCAAATGCAGAGCTGTCAAGGCTATTGGACAGGCAGGAGAGGATGAAGGTAGAGGAAACATTAGGCGGCAAGACAGAAGCCGGAGAGGGCAACAAGGAAGAGACACCAGCAGAATACAGGGACAGAGTTATGAAGGGGGAAGTATGAAAGAGCCAAAAGATTTGGGTGTGAAGGTTGGAACTAAGCTGGAAGTTCTATGGACAAAAATTAAGGAAGAAGCAGAAGCATTAATAAAAAATCATGAGGATTGCCTGATTATCCAGAAGGCCATGCTAAAGCTGGCAGAGCAGAAGATAGCAGAAGAGAAATCTAACTACAAAATAAAGACAGAAAAATAGAAAAGTTTATATAGGTGTACGATTTAAGCTACTGATATGGCAAGCGAAGCAACATTAATAATCGAAACTGAGCTCCCGATTATGATGACCTGTTCAAATACAACAGGCATTGCAAAGGGCGCAATTCTAAAATTATCAGACCCCATGACAGCAGCATTAGCAGATGGAGATGGGGATTATCCTGCCGGAGTGGCAGCAGAAGAAAAAATAGCTTCTGATGGAAAAACCAAGATAGCAGTTTACAGAGCAGGAATATTTAAGATGCTGGCAGGAGCTGCCGGAATTGTAGCTGGAAAAGCAGTTGATACTCATGCCGCTACAGGAGCAACCAATGAAATCGCTCTGGCACCAGGAGGAGACGCCAACATATTAGGGATTGCTTTGGAAACTTTTGGCGATACAGAGTGGGGATTAGTAGAGCTTAGACCTCACCAAAGGGATGTGGCTTAAAGATGGCACTCACAGACCCGCAGACATCAGCAATGGCAGACATCAGGGGGATTGATATTGACAAGCTGGCCAAAGGCTTTGCAGAAGAATTAATAATTATGAAAAGATTCTGCAACATCTCAAAGACAAATGCAGAAGAATTAATAATTATGAAAAGATTCTGCAACATCTCAAAGACAAAAGCCAGGGAGATCAGATGGTACAGGAAAGAGGCAGGGTTTTTGGATTCGGTTGATACAACCGGAATAACAGCTTCACAGATTGCCAACACATCATTCAAGGCCAGACCGGTTGTAGTTGAGCAGAGCTGGCAGAGGTACACTTCTTATATTAAAAAGTTCTTTGTTGAATCACCTTTGATTCCAATGGAAGACATCAAAGATTCTGATATAGATATGCTTGCAGGAAATGTCAGGGATTTGGTAAGGGCAGTAAGCCACCAGGTTGATGTAAGCATATATGATGTTATCACAGACGGCACAGGGATTGGAACATCAGCTTCAACACAGGATGGTTGGGATGACACCGCAACAGGCAACCCTATTTTAGATATATTAACAGCCAAGCAGGCAATAAGGGTAGCAGGATATAATCCAGAAGGAGCAATCCTTTTAATAAATTCAATAGAGTACAAGGCCTTAATCAATTTCCTAATCAATGTCAAGGGCTCAAGCATCCCTGGATTCTCAAGCGAGAAAGTAAAAACAGGGGTTGTTATGGAGCTACTTGGTTTAAGGGTTGTTGTAAGTGAAGTCGCAACAACAGACGAAGCAACTATTTTCGTTCCTAAGGTGGCGGTTACATGGAAACAATTTACTCCTATTACTTCTGCGGTTATAGACGAGCCCGGAATCGGCAAGAAAATAAGAGTATGGGAGGAAGGCATAGCAATTCTCACAGACCCATCAGCCGTCTATGTTCTAACTGATACTGCAATAGCTTAAATAAAATGACAGTTGAAAATTGTATAAGAAGATATAAAGAGTTTGTAGAAAAAGGCAACAAGAAAGCTGCCGAAAATATGAAGCAGCACATGCTTAAAGCCAAAAAGTTCAAGGATCATCCTTTTCTAAAAGAATTACAAGGCGATAAAGATGGGAAGAAACCAAAGAGATGAGCCGCTTAGAGGATCAATAGCAGACGCAACCACAACACAGACCACAGACGAATCAGACCATATCAACTGGATTATAGACCTTCTTGAATCAGCCGAACTGATAGAGCATGCTTAATGGCAACCACAGATTTATACACAGTAGCAGGCGATATAATAAACACCCGCCCCTGTATTAGATTTCTGGGTGGAGCAGTAGACGACCAAATTCAAATAGATGCTGCTGCTGTAGCTATGGCAAACTCACATTTATACGGAACTTTGTCAGCGTGGTTTATGGTGCCTGATAAAACAGGAACTTATGGCATACTTAGTTTTGGGGATGAGAATGTAGTAGAATTTATCCAGATAAATGTCGAAGCAGGGACTATATTAGTTCAATGCACAGACAACACAACCGCACAATGGGATTATAACACCGCAGCAAATACAGTTAAGCCCCATACATGGCATCATGTAGCAGGAAGATATGACGGCGCTCAGGTTTCTGTATGGCTAGATGCTACTAAGGGGTCAACGGTTGCTGCGGCAACATCCCCTATAGATGGTGGCGCTGGAGACCTTCAAGTCGGCTATCATACAGGTGCGTATTTCTTTAATGGTGAAATTTCTCTTAATTTTGAAAAACGATAATATCCTTTTAN